AATAATGGCGGTAATTGGATTACCGTGCAGACCGACCGCGATTTTATGTATCATGGTATCCCTTATATCGTCGAGGTCCGCGAGCCCCAGACGATCTGGGTGAATGAGTATCCAAATGGACTTTCCCGAGTTCATTACTTTTCTAAGGAAGATGCTGATAAGGAGGCAAACCCCCGCCGTATCACCTGCCATGAGTTTCGCGGGGTATCGAAATGACCCCCTGCAACATCATACCCGTCCTCACCCTCGAACCATCTGGAGCAAACCATGGCACGAAATGACGGACCACCCATCGAGGGCTTCACTGTCCGCAAAACGTTCAACGGCCAATCGACCGGCGAGCGCCAAGTGCGGCTGCATGTGCAGACAGACGAATCTGGTAGACGATTCGTTGTGTTTGATGCCAACGAACTTCCTGTCGAAGAAAAACGCCTGATCATCGTTGCGCATACATATGTCGGCGGGCGGGTTCAAACGAAAGTGAAAACGGAATGAGCGATTTTCCCAAAGAGGTTGTTGAACTATACGATGAAGTGCTGAGATGTATCGAGACACATACGCGGGCTGATCCCGTGTTCATTGCAATCAACATGCAAGAGAAGAAGATCATCTTCCCCGCCCCAGCTAACGCCGACTTCGTGTCTACCTTACCTTTCTTCGACAAGCTTGCGCTTGCATTGAAGTGGATGCGGATTCGCAAACTTGTTGGTTTCATTCATGGCATTCGCGTTGATCCCGCCAACATGACGGCCCAGCCCAACCTTGTTTATGTGCATGTTATCGATTCCGCTGTGCGCATCTTTACGTCCATCCTCGAATATAAGGATGATGGCTCGGTTACTCTTAGCAGACTTGAGGAGACGGACATACCCGATGAACGCAGAAAGTCATTTGTAGGGCCGCTCGCACTGTTCTCGACCATACTTCCCAAAACCTACAATGATGCGATGACGCCGGAAGAAGCCAAGTATTGCGAAGAAGTTTGCGGCCCCCGCCCCCGTCCCCCACTGATGAACTGAATCATGCCCATGGTAAAGAAACACAGAGCCAAATACCATTCACAGGCTATGCCTCTGCACGCGACACACCACTGTCGTTTCTACCACCATGAAGGTGGGCCAAAGTGTGACATGCAATTGCTTGGCGAGAATGACATTGTTCTCAAGTGCTTGCCTAATCCACCTGCGTTGATCAAGCCTTGTAATGGCCGAAAGGAATTTACTGCCAATGAACGGGCAGAATGGGATGACTACGTTTCTCAAAGTCAAGTGCTTTTGTCAAATGTTATCGGACATGTGCCAAGGCCGGTGATGGCGGGGGAAACACTTAGGTTCGCTTGTCCTAACTGCGATGGCACCGCGAAGGTAATAAGATCAAAGACTACATCTCTATTTGTTCAGTGCAACTGTATTGGCCTTGTGCACCTAACGCTGAAATCCAACGATGATTCATGGCCTTCTTGATATGCTACAATCGCCTTCTTGATATGCTACAATCGATTGCAACGAAGAAGTAACGGGTTTACCCTACATATACGCGGAACGTAACCGCGCAAGCAAACGGAGCAAACCAGAATGAAACTCATCATAGATTGTGGAATCACCTCTTTCGACAAAAAAACCAAGCGCGTTGTTCGCGCAATCTTCCTAGAGAGGAATGAATTCGGTGCTATGTGTGTCAAAGATATTTTCGAGATTGATTCTGACAACTTCGTGAATACAGGAGCGGCTGCGTTCGTGCTTGATTCGGTGTTTCGCGACAACGACGTGTTCGAAGAAATTTCTATCAACTATGACCACAATGTCATGCTTTCGCTCACGCAGGAGTATGACTCGATCCTCTTGTCTGAATCGATCAGCGTTGCGAAGTGTTTGGTAGCACACCTCAATGTCGTCGCCTGCGAATTCAACGGCGTCTATGACAACAATGGTATCTTGAACGACAACCATGACGGGCAACCCGTCATGCAAGCATTCCTCATTGACAAAAATACGGGCGGTGACTTCCATCCGTATGCTCGGTTCGCTCGCCGTAAGCAAGGATAAATCAAATGAAACTTGTTGAGACAGCATCGAAGTGGGGCAACCTCTATCGCCTTCGTTACTACCTCAATGGCAGACGCATTTCGGACGCTGAAATGCGTAGGTTGATAGCTGCCAATCCCGACCGCAAGCAAGTCAAGTCAGAGCGTGTAGTAAAGCTCGCAGGCTGGCGCACGACATGGGAGATTGACTGATGATTCGCCGTCCAGACAATCCTACCTGCCATCAGGTGTTCGACCGCATCGAAGAAATGCTCAACGCCCAACCAGATGATCAGCATGTCAGCCGCGCACACGCGCTGCCTCTTTGGCGTGCCATTATCCAGAAGTCGATGGATGATGCCTTCTACGCCTCTAACTTCGAGACTTGGTTGGAGAACGGCGGGACGGTCCTTTTGCGTGACATGCTCGCAACCCCGTTCAAGGACGCTGCGTTCAGCAAAAGACAAGATGGACCGTGCGCGCGGGGGTATCCGTGGGACGACGCATGGATGGCAATAGATAGCGCCGGAATGCACGCGCGGCGCGGGGAGTAAACATGACAAAGAAAGTATTCACGATCCGGCGCTATGACGGCGACAGTATTTACAGTTGGGCCGTCTTTCGTGTGAAAGACGTTGAAAACATCAAACAACAGGGGAATATGGTATTCTACGGCCAAGCGCGACCTGTCGTTTGCGGGGTAAGCCGTCATTTGGCAATCTACTACAGAGACAAGTTTGAGCATGAAACACCAGAGGTATGATAATAGATAGATAGTATGCCGAATAAAGTAGCCGCACTCCGTTAGGATCGAATTAACAGATGGAAGAATATAACGAATATTGCCATTTGCGCATGAGAGAGAACGAGGTATCCAAGAACCTTATACCCGCGCTCGCAAAGGTAATACGGGATCACCGGCGTCTGCTGATAACAGAAACCGAAATGAAACACCCTGATTTCAGGTCGCGGTATGAAATGGATCGCGGGGAGATAGAATATACACCACATACGCGGGTCTACCCACCAGAACTACCAAAGCTAGATAGACCTAACAAACATAGCACCGTAGTAGTCAACGTGGTTTTCTTCCTCGGCATCTTTACTGGCATTACGATCACCGTGGCGTCAAGCATTCTATGGATAGTATTCTACGGCAACTGATCCATTTGATAATACTGAAATGGGATACAACGCAGCCTATGGCGACAAACGCGGGGTAAACCGATAGACAGGCTATAGGTAGCCCCACTATAATAAAATCCAAGATAAAGTCATTGTGCATATAACGACTTATTTTTTAAGTCATTGCTTTCTTTGTTCTATAACATCTCTTTTGCGTTCACTACGCATAGTGTAAACTTCGCTACAATCGATTGTAAGCATAATCGCGGGTTCTCTAGAAGAATCGCGGGCCTAGAACTTCCATCGCGGGTCTAAACTACTAAAAACTAATAGATAGTATATATAGTAATAATATGATTAAGTATAGCTAAACACAGCTAAACAGTCCCCCAAGTTTTGCGTGATGGCAATGTAGATTAGTAGGCTAAGTCATTGATAATAAAGGAAATGATGATGAAGGGTAGTTAATGTATTAGATGAAGTCAATGATGAAGAAGTCGTTATGATGGTCTACAAACCATTGATATTGTTGTTGTTTTTCCTTACAATCGATAGGCTCCTGTAAGTTGTTGATATTAAAGGTGTATTATCCGTTATATGTTAAGTAGTTGATATTGTTGATGATTCTCTTACAATCGATAGGCACCTTGTAAGTTGTTGATATTAAAGGCGTAATATGTGTTATACGTATAAGCCACTGATATTGTTGTTGTTTTTCCTTACAATCGATAGGTGCCTTATAAGTCATTGATGTTGAAGGTGTATTATTCGTTATATACGTAAGTCATTGATAACATTGAACATTAAAAAGCATGAAAAAGCAGGCTTAGAACACTAATTTTCGCGTGGTTTTCACGGTGATTTTCGCTTACAATCGACTGCACGGAAACACGTTATAACGGAGCAAAGCGAATGACAACGATCTTGAATCCTGCCGAACCTCGTGTGCAAGCGGTATTCCTTAAAGGGCATTGCCGACTGTTTGCAGCGGGGATGAAGAACAGCAGGATGACCGCAACGCAGTTGAGGGCCAAATGCGCGGCGAACACGAAGAAGACCTACAAGCGGACAACGCCGTGGAAGGAAATCATTGGTGACCTCGAAGAAGTCATCAACAGCTAAGAAACTCGTTATATCGTTGCAATCGACTATAACGACATGCTAACATAACACATCAGCCGCGCCAATAACGACACGGTTGGGGTCCAAACCAAAGAGGTTCATCATGGACACGAAAAGCGAAATTATTGTTCCCGCTGCGAAAACGACCAAACCGGCCCGCAAGATCACCCTGCCGGGTTCCAAGGCGAAGGTGGCGGCTGCGCCGAAGGCCGACAACATTCCGGCCACGAAGGTCGCCAAGCAGCCGGTGGTGCATGTGCACCGCGACGCGGGGTTGACCATTGACTACAGCGGCCCGTCCAGCCCGATCAACGCCGGTCGCAAGGTCCAGATCGTGCTGGGCATCACCCGCGCCAAGGACGCGGTGACCGACCGGATGCAGAAATCGCTCTACGGCTTGCGGACGAAGTATGGCGCGCAAGCGTTCCCCGCCAAGGGCCTTGACAATGGGGTGCTGCGTGATCTGCTGGCCTGCGGCCTCATCAGCACGGCGGGCGGCATGAAGGTCAACATCGATGGCAAGGAATGCCTGACCGATGGAACGACGCAAGTCACCGTGCATCTGACCAAGGCCGGCATGGAATACGGCAAGGCGTAAGCCTAATAAGCCTAATAAGCCTAGATAGAGGGCGGATCGTAAGGTCCGCCTTTTTTCTTGTAGATTAATAGGTTAAGTCATTGAAGTTGATGGGTAGTTAATGAATATAATGATAACGAAGATGGAGAAGTAGAAGATGGGTAGTTAATGAATATAACGATGATGAAGAAGTAGAAGAAGATGAAGATCGTTATGTAGATGAAGACAAGGTAAATTAGCAGACCTGTTATAATCGATTGCTGCACCGATGGTAACGTGCAATCATATCCTTGCGGGAACAACCCGCCATAAACGGAGCAAAGTAAACGGAAAAAGAACTGGCACGTAATGCGTGGGTTCCTGCGGAATACCGGTTGTAACGCTACAATCGCTTGCAACGCGGGAGATTACCTGCAAATATCACATCGCGGGAACGACCCGCTACAACGGAGCAAATGACAATGGAACTCGCAATCTTCAAAGTCGAATTCGAGAATAGTCCCACTTTCGTGCAGATGGCACTTGCCCTCGAAGACGTGGAAGTGGCGGAAATCAACACGGCGTATCTCCACACAGAAGTGGAAACGGCGGCGGGCATCGCGTTCTGTTCTGCATTGACGAGAGTGATTCCCGGCGGACCTTCCTACGTTCCGGGCGACCGATTTGTTGTGCCGATCGCCCACTTCTACCGAGCACTAAATGCAATGGACGCGGAAACAGTAGCGGCCCGCTTCGCTGACATGGGCGCGGGCGCGTTCAACGCAATGGACCAGATCGAGGAATGCGTGAACAACTTCTACAGCGATACCAAGCATACGTCCTTCGTGGTAATCGCCTAACAGATATTCGAACGAACCCGTTCTTTAGTTCCGTTTGGGGCGGGTAACTAGGGAGACTCCCAGCAATGGTCGAGTCTCCCATTTTTTTGTTGATGGGTAGTTAATGAGCATTGTAAGTCATTGAAGATGAAGAAGAAGGGTAGTTAATGGGTATAACGAAGTTGATGGAGATGATGGTGAATTACATGCGGATGGAGAAGAAGGAGAAGGAGAAGTATACGCGGGAGAAGGAGAAGATGTTATGTAGCAGTGCGAAGATAGATCGCGGGCAGCAACAAAGAATAATAATAATCAATTGTAGCAATGTAGGGGTCCGTATAACATAAAGCTGCGGCATTCCGTAATAAGCGGATGCCTTAGCAAACGGGGCTACCAACATGCTTAGCAAGCAAACGCCTAGCGTCTTCTCCTTCTCCTACAACCCGTTTACGGGTGCGTCGGTTAACTTCTTTCCGCGCGGCTCGGAATGCACGCGGTCTTTCGACCTGCAACCCGTGCATCCGTTTTCCAACGTTGCCAAAATCATCGAACTGCAACCCGGCGAAACTGCTGCAATCGCTTGCGGCGGACTCGTTATCCTGCGCTGCACTGCCGCGCGGCAAATCATCGCCACGGTAAACGGGAAAACCACGGAACGGTTTAGCGTCGTTTACCCTAGCAAACGTCGCAAGCAAACTTTTGCAAGCTACTAACGAAACCGGGCGGGCTAACAACCCGCCCACCACAAACGGAGCAAATGAAATGGCGATCACCTACAAGGAAATGTTCAAGGACAGCTTGGAGTTCCACCCGAACGCGGGTGTCAAGTTGTCAAAATCAGCCTGCGGCTTCATCCTGCCAGAAATTGATTGGCTGGTGGAAGATTACCAGAAAGAACTGAAAAGGGTGACACCGGGCGCCTACTACAGGATGGTCGAGTCCCATCTTAGCGGGCTGCTTGCAATCCGCGAACTCATCAAAGCTGGGTATGACAAGTAACGCTGCAATCCATTGCAACAATGTTGTCCCCCTGCGAACGTTAACACGGGCACTCATGCCCATGAACAAATGGAGCGATAAAATGGTCAAAGTTACCTGTGAAGTGATCGACAACGTGGATATGGCGGAGTATGCCAACGAGACTGGCGAACCGCTCGGCACCATCGCACTTAGCGGCGGATCGGTGATGGACACCGAGTTCGAGCAACCCGGCCAAGCCGCCTACGTGGTCAGTGATTTCCTCAATGCGAAAGGCTGGTATAACACGGTGGAGAACGCGCTTGCTGCGCTCGCCTACTGTATTGCTGCACAGGAGAATAACGACGTGAGCGAGTTCGTCATTCCCGCCCACAGCATAGCCACCCGCTTTCTCTACTTCATTGTTGGGGACGATCCGACGAGAAAGTAATGCTACAATCCATTGCAACAAAGAAGTGCTCGCGGTAACGTTTCTGCGGGCACCTATGCCCATAACAAACGGAACAAAGACCATGACCACGGAACTCGGATACATCACCATGCGGAACCAAGATGGGACGCAATACTACACCACCTATCACGGAATGGAGGGTTGGAGCGAAGACTACTCGGATCGCCGCCTTTTCCCGCGCGAGAAATTCACGGAACTCGAAGCAAAGGCGGAAAGCACTCGCCTGCGGGATTGCCCCGATAACGGCTTCTATGGCGTCTACAACCTGCACTTTGCCTCCACAGGAGACAGCAAATGAAGATCACGTTCAATACCTCCCGTCTCTACACTGATCGTGGGCAGGTCATCACCGCCGAGTTCGACGGCGAAACCGGGAAAGTTTGGTTCAACGATCATTCCCGCATGGTTGATGGCGGGTTCACCGTTAAGGTAGGACGTTCGGCCATCATGGGTGAGTGGGAAGCAAACCCGGAAGCCTTCGCTCGATGCGTGATGCGCCACTACGACGCGGGCGGCACCCACGACATTCCGTATGAAGACTACATTCTCAGCCGGGAACTGCGCGAGGGCGACACCATCCTGAAATACCGCATCTGATCTGCTGCGATACATTGCAACAAAGAAGTGCCCGTGCGAATACAACTGCGGGCACTTATGCCCTAAAAACGGAGCAAACAAATGAATGACTCGGAACTGATCGCGGCGTTTCTCGCACAGAAGTCTATCACCAAGGTCGCGGCGGGCAAGCGTGCCCTCACGGAGCACCAGATGCGTGTGCTCACCGGGCCGGAACCCATCAAGCAGATCAAGTATGAAATCCTGCTCCTCGGCGAAGACGGGATGGAATTTACCGTCGAAGAAACCGCCAAGTCGGCCAACGACGCGCGGACCAAGGCGCGGGAAGCTTATCCCGAATCGAGGATCATCAGCATCGAACTCTATGGCACACATAGCCAGCGTGCCTACGACGAAGCCAACACCGATTGGTGAAGAATCGCCTCACATTGAAAGATGTGGGGCTTTTCTTTGTCTAGGGTAGTTAATGTATATGTAGGAGTAGATGATGAAGATGAAGAAGTTGTAGGGTAGTTAATGTGCATGATAACGAAGATGAAGAAGATGAAGAAGATGGGTAGTTAATGTGCATGTAGGAGTAGAAGATGATGGAGATGGTGAAGATGACAGGCTGATTGATTGATAGGCTGTGCGGCTGACAGGCTGTGCGGCTGACAGGCTGTGCGGCACAGTCCGGCACCCTATTATAACATGCCACCGCCCAACCGTCAATCCGAAAAATGCCTTCCGTAACAATTCGTTACCGTTTCGTTATAACGACTAATCACTCTTTATCGTTTCCGGCGCGGCATCACATAACGACTTTTGCATTCGCCCCAAATCAGCGACGAAACATTCTTGCGCGAATCGCCCTGCCGCCTCGATTCATACTTCCGGCGCGGCGTCAATACCTAATCCGCACCTAACGCGGGGTAACACTACATATAGCGGTCAACAATCCGTTTCCACCTACGGAAAACCCTTTTTCGTCCTACACGGCGAACTCTGCCGCCCGACATATCCTTACAGCCTAAACCCGACCTTGCCGCGTAGCACCCCTTCCAGCGTCACGGCGGCCCCTTCCCGACGCCCCTTCCCAACTCCACGGCGGCCCCCGCGCGCGGCTTACAATCCATTGCAAGCGCCTTATTCTTGCCACAATTGCCGCGTAATATCGCGTCACGGCACAACCGCAATCAAGCGCGCCGCAAACGGGACTAACGACATGCAAAACACCATCACGAATCTTCCTGCTACCATCGCCCCAGCGAAACCGGCGCGCGCCAAGCGCACCCCGGCGAAATCGGCAAGCGCCAAGCGCATCACGAAAGCGGAAACCGTCACCACCATCCCGGCGACCACCATCCCGGCGAAAGCACCTCTCGTTCATTTCCATCGCGAAGCGGGCTTGCAATCGGGTTACGGCGGCGCATCGAAGCCGATCAACGCCAACCGTAAAACGGCTATCAAACTCACGGCTCACGCGCGCAAGCCTTCCACCGAACGGGATATGCCGCTTCTCTACAATATTCGCAAAACCTACGGCACGGACAAACCCTTCCCTGCACGCGGGCTCGACAATGCGGTTGCCGCCGTTTTCATCAACGCGGGCATTCTCGAACCCGTCGCGGGCACCGGCGCGAAGCATACCTTTGCGGACGGGCATTCGGGTTACACCGACGGGCAAACCCAACTGCTGCTGCGATTCACCGCAAGCGGCAAAACCTACGGTAGCGTCACCGCCTAAGCCGCAAGCTTCAACACGACGCGGGGTTCAAGCCCCGCGTCTACACCATCGCGGGATAACACTATGCAAGCCCATACCACCTATACCGACCTTCTCCATACCATTACGGGATATGCTAATGCGCACCCTATCCTTGCGCTAATCGCGACAATCGCCGCTTGCGCTGCATATGCCACCTACGCTAGCCGCCACATTTAAGCCACAATTCTTTCACAATTCGCCTAAAACACACCCCCCTAGCGTGAAATGTCTAAAAATTTCCAGCAAAAATGTACAAATGATTATAACGAAAATGTCTAAAAATTTCCAGCATATATAGCGAAAAGATATAACGAAAAATCCTAGCAGATATAACGAAAATGTCCAAAAGCAGAACGCGGACTACCACTTGCACCACTGATGGCCCGATGCTACAATCCACTATAAACACCGGAGCCACACTAATGCGCATCATATATACACCTGCGAGAAAACTCGCGGAACTCGAACGTCGCCGCAGGCTGGTCGATCAGGAATACGACGACCTGATGGAATACATTCGTCTGTCGAGCGAACACAAGCTACCTCCCGGTAAGAGTCTTCCGATGATTGAATTTCAGCGCAATTATCTGAAATCAATCGGAACCAACATCGGCCATCAATGCACGTGGGTAAAAGCGCCTCACGTTCGGCTGGAAGTGATGACGGCCTACGCTACTGCCGACAGCAGCCTTTCGGTCGGCGTCAGACCTCTTGCTCTTGTTGGTGAATACCCTATGCGATACATCAACTACATGGAACTCATATTCTGCGAGACGAAATAGGATCGAACGGCTCGCGGCTATTGAACGGATTGACAGGAGAGACAAACGTGGCTGATTTCTGCAAACAGTGTTCCGAGACAGACTACAAAGACCTTGCTGGCCTTTCTACCGAGGAAGACACCAAGGCCGGGCTGTATCCTGTCGTGTTGTGCGAAGGGTGCGGGCCGACTCAGGTGAACCACCTTGGCGAGTGCGTTAGCGTCGATTGCATCAAAAAGCATGGGGTTCAGAAATGATGTTCGGTTCCGTCTTCAACATCATCGTCGGTGCAATCGGAATCGCGGCTCTTGGCTATGCAATGTATTGGCTTGGATATGCCGATGGTATTCGCTTCTCTACTCAGAAATACGAAAAGCTTGTCACCGACTACGCCAAGCGCCTGCGCGACTTCAAATAGGAATCCATCATTCCCACAAAACTAGAGCTGAATGCTGAACTGCGCTAATAGCGTAAACCAACCCATTGCGGAGCTACGAGGATGATCAAGTATACCGTGCTACATTCGATTGCAACGTTCAAGGCGGCTTCGATACCCAAGCTTGTATACGGGCCGCTTCAAACGGTATCGGACTGGATACATTACCGTGGTTGCGAGGTTCCAGCCTTCGACGCTTACATGCGACTTCGGCAAGACAAGATCGTCATCGCCAACATCATTGCTCCAACTGAGCAGCGCGGTCGGATGAATGTGATCTGCGCTGCTTGCGAGGCGTTGTCGCCCATCGTCCAGTTCGAGAACGTGCTTAACCCTCACCTTGCGAATTATCTAGAGCGGCGGGGGTATGTGCGGGACGCGGACCCCGATCTTCCACATTTCTATATGGACATGCGGGGCAAGATCGTCTAAACTGTCGGCTCATTGAACGGAGAACACCCCCATGAGTGATTCGATCAAAGGGCTGTCGCATGTATTTCAGTCCAGCGCAAAGATTGGAATACATGCTTACCGGCTGCATCAAAAACATCGTATTGGCAAGCTGCTACGTCGAGAAGTTGTAAGACCGAATGGCGTTACGGTGTTCGAGTTTGCTCTACCACCGAGGGGGGATCGCGCACATGCCATTGCTTAGCGAGTTGTTGGCAACAGACACTCTTGTCACTGTCGATTTCACTGAGGTCGAGCAGCGGATGATGGCAAGATTAGAGATGCTCGATGGCCTGTCCAGTATAGGCGTCCGCGACCGGCGCGACCGTGAGTTAGTCAACGCCGTCGCGCAGCGGGTCACCGACTTCCTCGCTGCTGAAATTGGTTATGAAGAGGTCACGGAAAGAGTATACGAGGAATTGCTTCCAGAAAACGACGACGAAGAACATAAGAGGTTGTCAGATGGCCGTATACTTCTACAGGGAGATGCTTATCACCGGACAATGGTCCGCTCGTTCGCAGGATTCCTTCCCGATGACGATCAACTCTGATGGGAGAAAACGCAAGATCAAGGACGCTGTAACACTTCCCGTCGAACACGAGCACATGAGCCTCGGAGAACTAGAAAAACTCTATCCCGAAAGTTGAAATAATGGCAGACGAACGGACGACTTACTACAGTGGGATTACGATTCACCTCGTTACAGCGGGAACCAAGGTTGATGATGGGTTCATCGTTACGGATACTGTGATGGTGCGCAGAGAGCGGGAGGCTTGGTGCACACAAGCGTTGCTGGATACGCTCAAACATTTTCTTGATGTGGAAAAGACTGATGTGGTCGATCATGCGGCAACATAAGGGTTCAGGTATGGCCGTTATGACAGAAGGCATAGCCAAGCTGCCGATGCACAACGGATACCCTGTTCCGTTCATCGCTTACCGTGGACCCATGAACAGACCGGAATTTGCGATCAACGATAACCGGATGGTGATGCAGGCTATTCTTGGCGGTCTGTGTGCGATCTGCGGGGAGAAACTGAACAAGGATGCTTTCCTGCTTGGTGGTATTCGGTCTGCACTCGATCCGCGCGGCTGCTATCGTGATCCGCCGATGCACCAGAAATGTGCGGAATACGCATTGCGCGTTTGTCCGTGGCTGGCACTTCCTTCATACGTAGGTGTGAAGGAATCGGTGCGACAAAGGCAACTCGCCACTGGTGCGTTTGTTGATATGACTGTCGATCCCCGGAAACCGAGCACGTTCTTTATGGTCAAACCCGATGGTATGATCGTGTTCGACAACGAGGGGTCGCCACAGATACTACCCAACCGGCCTATGGTGTATGCCGAAGAATGGCGGGAAGGTGTTTGCCTGCGGACGTATACCGCGCAACAGTGCGCAACTGAACTGCGCTTTCGCGGGCTTGCCATGCTGAAAGAGGACAAATTGACTGTGGCGCAAATGCCCAAGATCATGCGGGATTCTTGGGCTGGCAAACTACGTGGCCGCACACCGAGGGTATTCTAGTGGGCATCCGTCGCAGGTCACCGGCAATGCCGACGCTATTGCTAAGCGAAAATGACCGCGCTGCGGCGCTTGCCCTTATCGCCAACGCCCCAGCCGGGTTTACACCGACCTTGGTCCTGCGCGCGGGGAAAACCATCAATATCATCACTCTGGAACAGGACTACGCTACGTTAACCCGCGTAATACAATCGATTGCAAGCGAAAGGGAACGTCATGCCAGACATACCGGAGGAAGCGGGTAAGTTACTTATTCGCGACATGCGTGAATTGCTGTCGCCGGATAAGCCTGCGACAGAGGACATGAGGAAGGCGGCGCTGCGGCGCGTTCTTTTATTTGAGGCGATGTATGTCGATGGCAAAGCTAAGGGATCAGATTCTCATACTTGATACGGTCGTAGGGCCGCTGTTGTGCACTGAATACGCTCCGGGCGGCGACGGCTACCTCTGTGTGCGAAACCCCTCAATCAACGGCTACGCAATCTTTGATCCTGTAGCCCTTACAGTCGAATATCGCAAGGTATCCATAGACGTTATATGTATCGTCTATAGCGGGCCTTGGCCCGAGGGTCTTAGTGCCCTCACCCCCCTGTCAACCATCTTTGAGACAATCAAACCAGAGAGAGGATACTACTATGGCTACCATGAATGACCTCATCGTTATCGTTGCGGCGAAGACCGGCATCCGCCGCGCCGATGTGCGGGAAATCATCGATGCAGCATTTGCTAACATCAGCACCATCATGGCAAACGATGATTCCGTGCTTATAACGGGCTTCGGCAAGTTCTCTGCCAAGGAAAGCGCGGCGCGCAAGGGCCGCAACCCGATGACCGGGGAACCCATCGACATTCCTGCCAAGAAGAAAATCAAGTTCACCCCGGCCAAAGTCCTCAAGGAAATGGTGTTGTAATGATCGACCGCTTTATTACGATGTTGGTGCGTGCAGAGGACGAGCGTGACTTGGCGTTCTGTTGTTCCTTCACGCACCCAGACTACGGTGTCCGGTCTGGCCTCTGGATACCCAAATCCAACATGAGCGGAGAAAGCTTGGAAGTAATCGAAACCGCCGCCCCCGGCGATATGATCGAAATAGACATCGCCAAATGGTGGATGGACAAACAAGTTTAAGGAGCTTCCGATGAATGTGAGAGATATAACCCTTGGCATCCTTCGTAGCGAAGGTGACAAATATACCAACGATCCGGCTGACCCCGGAGGACCGACAAAGGATGGCGTCACACTCGCCACGATGCGCGGGCTTGGCCTCGACCTCAACCACGATGGCACGATCAACGCCCTCGATGTGCAACTGATGACCCCTGACCTCGCCGCCCAAATTTTCGAAAAGAACTACTTCGTTGGGCCAAAGATCAACATGTTGCCGGATTCGCTGCAAGCGAACGTCTACGACATGAACGTGAACGCGGGGTCACAGTCGGTCAAGCTGCTACAGGAAATCGTGTCATACAGGATCGACGCGCCGCTGACCATCGACGGTGCCATTGGCCCGCATACCCTTGGTGCGACCTTCCGCGCCGTCGCGATGGACAGCTATCCGGGCGAGTTGAACGACGTTTACGTTCACGCAAGGCTAAAGTTCTACTACGGCCTCGTTGCCCGAAATCCGGCCATGCGCAAGTATGCAATTACGCCCAACGGGCAGCTTGGTGGCTGGATCATCCGGGCGCAGCAGTTCTTCTCCCCCAATGCCACACATATCTCCCCAATAGAGAACCGCTACTACCTTGACAATCCCGGCCAATTCGTCTAAACTTTCCATCAGGATCGGTTCTCCGTCGATCTTCTCATCTCAAGTTAGCCGGGTCGTTTCCTCGCCCGGCTAACACATTTAAGGGTCCATACCATGTCTCGGAAAATCATCGTCCGAGTGCCCGTCAAGAAACTTGCGCAAGCCAAGTTCACCGCACTCGTTGACGACCTTTACAATCGATTGCAGCAAACCGAGGAAGGCGCAGAAGCCGCCACGGTCATGCGCATTGCGGAGTGCGTAGGCGAAAAGCCGAACAAAGGCGCATACGAATTTGCTACCCGTATATCTACACGCGCCGATTGCCAAACCAGCACATTGCAGTTGAATAAAGCACACCCTACTTTTCGGGTCACAATGACTTACACGAATTATGACGTGGAGCCTGATTACGGATACCTGCGTCCCGTCACTATGCAGGTAAGCTGCGATGACATTTACTGGCGTGCTGTCCTCGGCTGCTATCTTCGGCTCTGCAAGCAAGTAGGCAAATTCATATGAGAAATATCAACGTAACCGGCACCACCTTTGCGGCTAGGCAATTGCGGCGCGAAGAACTCATAAAGAGGATGGCAGAACAGCTTGCTGTTGCGCCGGATAAGACTGCAAAATTTGTAGAGTGGATGACGAATAGCGGGTGGACACACGAAGATGTTGAATCCGTTCTTGTGAATATAGAGGCCAGCGATTCTGAAAAGTATGAACAGCCATTGCTTGTCGCTATAACCCATCACGAAAAAATCTTTGACTTCGCATTACACCGACAGTCAGTGTGGAGCGGCGGTGTAGACACTGCGGCAAACCCTAACCCAGCCATTCGGCACAAAGCCTACGTTGAGCTTTTCATGCGTAGGCAGTCTTATTCTGACCTTATACTCTTGCAACTTGCGCAGATGGTTGCAGTAACAAATGGCGATTACGATAGGCCGTCCAGCCAAATATCTAAATATTGGAAACAGGTATACGGTGCCCTCTTGCATATGGCATCACTTAACATGCGAAGTGATAGGGCAGACAAATTCTATCAGACTGCTGGAATTTGTAACCCGCGCACCGCCATTGACGTAGGGGTTGGGCTATTCCTTCGCCATTCCCGAGGGCTTACTCAAGAAAATATCGTCACTCTTGTTGAGCAGAACGTAAATCACGGATTTCTCGCTGACGAAAAGCCGCTTGTGTGCGATATGGGCACTATTAGGCTTAACTTTTTGCAAGAGGTGGATGACGCCTACCGAGTTGCAGTGATAACCACACTTCTTGCAATCGATTGCTACATTCATCAGTATCTCGTTGAAGGTGGTAACTTCACCGATTCTTATATTGCCGTAATTGCTATATTAGTTAACTTTGTGGAGGAACACATAGGTCGTGTATTACCAAAAGTGCCAACCAGTTCCAAATTTCTCGAACGGCAAGATTACCTTCTCAAAGACAAAGGAATCGTGATATGAACGGCGGCAGAAACTCGGTATTACAAGGTGTTCGCTTTGACGTTTACAACTACGTCGATATGAACCCCGGATGCACTCGCAAGGAAGTAGCCAAAGGCACCGGACTTACCATGTCGAGCTGCACGGCTCGCATCAAGGAATTGATAGACGAAGGTTATCTTTACGAACCTATCGGCGAAAAGAAACTTTCATCCAGCGGCATCAACGTGCGGACGCTTATAGTTACGGATAGGTCACAGGCTGATAAAGCAGACGAGCGTCCACTACGGGTTTCGGTAACGGTATCGCTCACGCGGGATGCTAATGGTGTTCTTGGGGCGGTCGCCGAGCTTGCCGATCCACAGAGGCAAACAGGCAAGGCCACCATCATCAGTTCCAAGAAAATTAGTGTTGTAGCTCCACCATCTACACCCCGAAGTGCTTATAAACAAAGGGTAAAAGTGACCGAAGTTCGGAAGATTGATTTGCAACACGACAGCAGCTTGATTATCGAAGGAGATTATACTACCATAGATAAGTAATTCAACACGCTCAGCCAGAGGTAGCCCATGTCAATCCCAAATCCCGGCAAGCACAACCACTCGGTAGGCATCATCGGAGTTCGGGATTTCCGTGGAAGTGTCTACAAGAACGAAGCCTATGTCATCAAGGTTTTGATGAACCACCTTGTAAGACACAATCTATCGATGCGAGACATTGCCATCTTCACCGGAGGGGGCAAAGGCGTCGAGGAAATCATCGTCAAATGGGCGGAGAGTAACGGGATTCCAGTGACGAAAATATCACCGAGAATCCGTGAGCTTGGCCCCGAAAGTGCATTCAAAGCTCGCAACGGTCAGATTGTCGCGTCGGCAACTCATATCGTCGTGTTCTGGGATGGCTACGCGGGCACTATCCCAGATTCCATCGGGCTTGCCATGCACATGAACAAGGTGGCGACCATCTATCCACTCTCAGCGGAGTAATCCCCCATGTCAGACCAAAAATGGCAGCATCGCCAGATAGCTGCGCCACGCCTTCGTGTTCTTGTAGACCCCGTTTACGTGCAGGTTGCAAACCTCGGTTCATCTTCTACCTACAATAAGTATGTTTCGATGGTCCGCGAACTAGTAAAGCGCGGCCATTTCGTTTACTGGATGCTACCGGACGTTGAGTATCAGGCCAACGAAATCGAGAACCATCCGAACGTTGGGATCATCCGCACCAGCTATATTCAGGACCAGTTCATTGTTGATGGTCTTATTACAGACGACTTCTTCAACATGTTCAACCGGATCGCGGGCAAATACCATATTGATGTTATCTGCACCGCCCGCACCGGCGCGGCTTCCATGCAGAAACGTGTGCTTGAAAGCCCACGGTTTCATGACCAAGGGACCGACTACACCGACAAGCACTACGGCCTGCCAATGGTACTTATCGAGGAGTTCCCACAGACACCGAAACGGTCGCACGTAGGCGACGCCTATTGGCTTAATCAGTGCCAAGGCTACCTTACAAGCGATTGCAGCGTTTTCATCTCTGACCATAACCGTTCCGAAGTGGTCGAAGGGATGCAGGGAATTTATACCCAGAGCACGATCCGCAAATGGCTTGATAAGACGATAATCGTTCCATCCGGTATCGAGATTTCCCAACTCGATGCCATCTACGATGCGGATCGATGGAAGCTTGAAACAGGCTTCAAGGTCATCTCAGTCGGTCGTATCATGGGCGTCAGCTATAGGGAACATCTTGCATGGTTCGAGTATCTGTATAAATCCGGCGTCGATGCGCAGCTTATTGTTTCGCTTTCTGGATCGCTTGGGGGGCCTATGAAAAAGGCACTCGGAAAAGTAGGCGTGAACTTCGACGCCAACAGCCCGCAGTATCGCCTTATCGAAAATAACCCGCGCTTGAACTTCTTGAAGCTGCTGCGGACAATGCACGCAGGTATCGCCCCCATGTCGCACCTTGACTGCCCGGTTGGTTTGTCCGAGGCAATTTACATGGGCGTTCCGATCATCATGCCGGAAGCGGACTACCAACAGACCTTCTTCCCTGACTACCCGTTCGTTGTTAAGCGTAGCGATAAGCCACAACTGATCGCTCACCTTGCATCCATCAAGGACGATCCGCAATGGGCGCGGGATCAGATTGCCCCGTGGCGCGAAAGGATCAGGGAAACTTTCAACGCGCCGATCAACATGATCATCTTGTGCGACAAGATCGAAGCCGTAGCGCGGGAACCTCTTTCGCGCTTCAAAACTTCCGGGGCTATTCTTGGCTTCTTGTCCGAACTGAAAGGCGAGCGGTATACGTTTGGTGATATTGTCGAGTATCTGCGCGAATGCGGTAATATGGGCATCTCCATCGGCGACCTAGGCATACGTTCTACGTGGACATACGGCAGGGGAACTATCCACCATGCGATGCGCTATGTAGGATACATCGATGTTTGCACCGGCCCCGACGAAGTGTTCGTTCGGCGCGACGTGTTCGACAACATGAAGTCGGTAACCAAACGAAAAGTTCTTCTAAAGAAAAAGGTGTAAAATGTCCTACAATGACTATATGCCAGAGTCACGCAAGCCTGTTGCATTGCTGAATCCGGTCGATGCAATGCAATACACGGGGGCCAATGACCAGAAGCTTGTGGAGTGGGCTACCGGCAAGAAGATACAGCCCTACACTCTGCCAAGAGGGTTTCGGCAACATCGAAAAGGTGACAAGCCGCCATTCACCTACGGTCTCGCCGCGCCCGCTGCATTCGGGGAGGTTTACCTTTACCCCGGAGACTGGTATTGTCGTTGTCAATCGAACACGTTCACGCGCCTTAGCAACGAGCAATTGGCGCGGCTCTACCCCGATCTGTATCAACGCCTCACCAAAAACAGGACATAACCCATGCCCATCCGTAAGCGCGCTGCCATTACGCCCGCCCCCGTGCAGGAGGCAACAGATGACAAAACGAAGCCGAATATTGTCTACATTTCGGTTGATAGGTTGATCCCCGACGAGGACAACCCCAACGTCATGTCGGAAACAGTGTTTGACGCGCTTGTGGAAGAAATCCGCGAGCAAGGGTTCGATGAACCGATCCTCGCTCGCGAAGCCCCCGGCAAGAAAGGCTGGTATGAAATCGGTTCCGGGCACCACCGCTTGAAAGCGGCGAAGGTTCTCGGATACCACGAGGTTCCGGTTATCCTAAAGAACTGGACCGACCGTGAAAAGAAGCTCGCGTTGACCAAGCGGAACGTTCTTCGCGGCGACGTGACCGACAAGGCAAAACTGGTCAAGCTGTATAGTCAGCTTGTAAAAGGCAGTGACCCCAAGACGGTGCAGCGCGAGATGGGCTTCCATGACTCCAAACGTTTCGAGGTTTTGATCGAATCGGCAAAGGCCAACATGACGCCCGCGCAGCGCAAGAAGTTGGACGAGGCGAAGGAAACGATCAAGTCGGTTGACGACCTGTCATCTGTGCTGAACCGCATCTTCAAGGAAAGCGGAAGTCAGCTCGACCGTGGATACATGGTGTTCTCGTTCGGCGGTAAAGAGCACCACTATTTCCAGATTGATGAAGCGACCAATGTGAAGCTGAAAGAAGTGATCAAGATGGCGGACGCGGCAGACGTTCCATACACCAAGATCATGGAAGCGATGGTCGCCGCCGCCGACTTGCAATCGATTGTAGCGTCGGCAAATGCGAAGAAACCCGCCGCCCCTACCGTCACCGCGAAGAAACGCACGGTAAGCCGTAGCAAGACGAAGTAACAGACATGGCAAAGAAAATCCTTCGGCGTATCAAGATAGCGGGACAGCAGCAAGAGACGGCATCTGAACGTGAAGCTCGGACAGCCGTCCGCTTCATCAATGAGAACCCGTTCTATCCGATTATCATCAAGGCGATACGTCAAGGCCAGCCTAACAGCAAGATAGCGGAGTTTTGCATTCAACGAGGCTACGCAAACGTCAACCAGAAGACACTAGTGGCCTATCTGCAATACTTCCGCGCCAAGAATCCAGCGCAGTGCCGCCCACAAGAGCACCAAGATGACGAAATGCCCGGCTTCGATCACTTGTTTGATGGCAACGGCATCGTCATGGACGAGGAAACAGAACTACTTCGTCTCGTTGCGTTGCAGAAGGCCCGCATCGGCATCAACTTCAACAACGAACGTCAAGTAGGGGCGTTGCTGGCGACCGGCGGAAAGGAAGTCGAACAGTTGCGTGAACTATTGATCGCCCTCGCCAAGCTGCGCGGACGCATGAATGGAGCAATGGACGTGAACCTGCACGGCTACAGCGAAAGTGTCAAGGAAGACCTTCGCGGGATCAAGCAGGATGAACAACAGCGTAACACCCTCGCCATGCTAGTGAGCAATCTCGTAGAGGTCCACGGTGGTTAGCAAACTTGTCAAGCCATCGCGCAAAATTATCGTCCGAAAAAAGCCTAAGCTTATTCGGGCGGCTTCCATACCCGACGAAGACCTTACGCGGGAAATTGCGCTTCGGGATACGCTACAAGCGATTGCAAGCGAGGTAAATTCGCTACCCGATAAACTACTACGGGATCAATTCCAATTCGCACTCACCGAGGTCGCCAAGGACGGCGACCTTGAGCATATATTGGAGCTTACCCGTTATCGTCGCGGTGTCGTTCCGCTTGACGAGTTCCTTTTCGGTGACACCTACTTTGGTCTTGATGAGCGCGAAATCTATCCCGGCGTAATTGAAGCCTTGCGTGAAATCGATACAGAGAAATATGTCGAAGCCATCCTGAAAGGTGCCATCGGCGGCGGTAAGACTACCATCGCTAACCTTGGCATGGCTCGACAGATTTACAAGCTGTCATGTATGCGGAATCCGCAACAGACCTTCGGCATTCAACAGCATTCCTCCATCGTGTTCACCATTCAGTCTGTGCGTCTTTCTACTGCAAAGAATGCGGTGTTCGAAGAATTTGGCAAGTTCTTGAACTCAAGCCCGTTCTTTCGCGAGATTTTCCCTTATGATCACCGCATCACATCAAAGATGCTGTTCCATGAGCACAATATCACCATCATGCCCGTATCATCGGCGGATACTGGCGCTATCTCCATGAACGTGATCGGTGGCCTGCTTGACGAAGTAAACTTCATGCAGAAAGTGATTAAGTCTAAGAACAGCAGCGCGGATGAAAAGGGCGAGTATGACCAAGCCAAGGCACTATACCTCACATTGTCGAAACGCCGCCGCTCACGCTTCATGCACAAAGGTAAGTTGCCCGGCACACTGTTCCTTGTGTCATCGTCCCGCTACCCCGACGACTTCACAGAAGAAAAGGCTAAGGAAGCTGCCATGTATGGTGGCGACGATCCAGAGATTTACGTGTTCTCTCGATCCCTCTGGGATTCGAAGGGGCGGGACAAGTATATGGACAAATCGTTCCGAGTGTTAGTCGGCGATGAACGGATGCGGTCGCGCATACTGCATGACAATGAAGTCATCCCTGCGTCCATGTTGGAAAGCAGCACGGTTATTTCGGTGCCAGAAGATTTCCGCAGCGAATTTGAGAAGGACATTGATGGTTGCGTTCGAGACTTCGCGGGCATCACTACCCTAGCTACTCACCCGTTCATCCAAAACCGTGAAAGCCTATTCTCGTGTATGACGTTGGCAGACCAGTATGGCTATCAGTCTGTCATTGACAATGAGTATATCGACCTTGAAATATCGATTCCTACAATCGATGATAGCAGGGTGCGTCGTGACATTAAGACGATGCGTGTATGCCACGTTGACCTTGCCGTTACCAGAGACAGCGCGGGCATAGCTATCGGCCACATTGCAGGTATGAGGACTATTGAGCGTAAGCATCCCGACAGCGGCATAAGCACGGTAGAAGTTTTGCCTGTCATTGGCTACGACTTGATTCTCCGTGTGCTGCCGCCGCGTGACGGTGAAATCGAGTTTAGCAAAATACGTGAAATCATTTATCGGCTGCGGGATGAACACCAACTGCCAATCAAGGTGGTAACGACAGATGGCTTTCAGTCGGTAGATTTCCGGCAGACACTCGCCGCTAAAGGTTTTGCTACGGAATATCTGTCCCTTGACAGGACGACGCAACCTTACAAGACGTTTCGCGATGCACTGTATGAAGAACGAGTTATGCTTCTGCGGAACCAGCACTTGATTAAGGAACTGACCGAACTTGAGTATGTTCGGAACGGATCAAAGGAAAAGATCGACCACAAGCCGCGCGGCTCGAAGGATATTGCCGATGCCGTGTGTGGCGTAGCCTCTTACCTGCTTACGCGCCGCGCTACGTGGACCACTCAACCGAAATACAAGGGTGATCGTGGGCTTATGCTACACGGTAACAGAACTAGTATTGGCAATGTGAAACTAGAAAATCTAACTGCCGATGACTTGGACTACCTAATACGTCGCCGGGGTCGTCGTAGCGTATCTGAACGTAAATCTGTCTCACGACTGCCAGTAAGACGCGCTTAAACGCCTTGACTGCGTAGGGTAAATCGGGTAATCTAGCCCTAACAGCCAACGGGTCCAGCCTTGCCAATCAAACGTAGAATTATCGTCGTTAAGAAGCGACCGAAGCCGGTCGATCCTATCGTTCGTATGGGGAAGATTCTTGAAGCCGGAAAAGGTTCGCAAGAAAACGCCGAGGAATACTTCGATCTGTTTCATGCGAACATGCTCGCGCGCTTGCAATCGATTGTAGCGAAAGCAGAGTCCAAGCACTCGTGGGAGTTCATGGACGGATGCTTCAAGCAGGCCACAGAACTCTATGTTTTAGCCTCGATCCTCTACGAGAAATACCCGGCTTACGTCATCATGTCGGACGGCGCTTTCGATGGCCTAGCCAAGTTTCTTCGGGACAACTTCAAGAAACTCGATCCAGAGTTTTGCCACTGGTATACCGTAACCGCGATTGACCTCGCGGCAGGCACGGGGCACCACGTTACAGAGCGCCCCAACATCACGTCCATGCTTAAACTCGTTGTCGGAGAGGACTATGGTCAGCATACCCCCAAAGTATCAAGGAAGCTTATCCGCAGAAAGCGTCCAAGCGCGAAAACTGCTGGAAGAAGAATGCGCATTGTGCGAAGTCCGCGCGGATGAAGCGACGGGCATTCGTGCAATAAAGCTTGGTGAACGGGTAATATACCTGCAACAACGTCTTGACTGGCACGGGGCAAATCCAAAATCCTTGCCGAAGTCAGAACTGCTAGCGCATATCCGCAGACCTAGCGGCGACAACGTTGTCGTCAACCAGTCGCGGGCGCGGATCAGGAATCGTGCTACGGCTATCCGGGCTTACTGCATGGATTGCCAAGGCGAAATGATTGGGGTCAGGGAGTGCAACAGCATCACCTGCCCTCTGCACCCATTCCGCATGGGCAAAGACCCGCTTCGTGGGTTCGAGCTACCGAAGGTCGAAATCGTTTTCGAAACGGACGAGGACGATGCGTTGTTCGATGACGGCGGCGACGGCGATGATGCGGATACGGAGGAATAAGCATGGCAATTAAAAGACGAAGCGAAATCGGAGCATACGTCCCCACCGAGGAACGCAAACCACTTGTCATCGTCGCGGCGGATAAGAAGCCTCTGCCCGAAGAAAGCCTTATCGAAGCGGTTTACGGTGACAACCCCGATGCAACTAGTATTCGCCGAACGATACTTGTCGCGGAAGCGTGCGGGGACAAGAGCATCGACAGCGCGCTTACTGCAAAGGATCGCGTTATCGCAATGCGGACGCCATACGACAAGAACAACCCTACCGAACTTCGCTACAGGGTGCGCGTGCGCAATCGCGGCACTGCTATCACCGCCATGTGCATCGTATGCACCGGCTCGCGCAAACTTGTGGCTGAATGCCTAGCCACCGACTGCCCACTATGGGCCTTTCGCCTCGGGAACGATCCCTTCTTTGGTCGTAAAAAATAAGGAGCATACTATGGATGATACGCCACTTCAAAGCGGCACTTGGGTCGTGCAATCGATTGCAGCGAACCCGTTCTGGTCTTGGTATGCCATTTTTCTTGTTGAACTTCGTGACGTTCCGGGTGTGCCACCGGCCCCCGTCTACTTCAAAGGCGATACACACGAAATGACCGTGTGGGCGCTGGACCCCAAATTCAACAGCAATTACACACAGGGCGCCATCAATGACACAGCCGTTGCCGTAACCACTCTGCGCGGACGCCTGTTGGAGCCGCTGAATCACGGTTACCAGTGGAACGCCGGGGATTTCGAGTCAGCCAATGCCCGCTGCCAGATGTTGTTCGAGGAAATCCGCGATGGACTTCTCAACCCCGATCCTGATGCACGGCTGATCTGGGATAACCGCTTCGCCGATTGGCATTCGCTAAGGAAGTAATGATGGCAATTGTAAGACGCCTAAACGACAGTGAGCGGCTTAACAAAATGTTCGGCCAGCATTGGACAATGCTGCTACAGCATAGTCTGATCGGGGGTATGGTGCGTTACGCTGGCTTCGACGCCTCTCCTGCAAACCTCATGCAACTTGCCTATAAGATGCACGAGCCGCGTTGGATCAAAACGATGACGATTCAAGAGAAGGTATTCTTCTACTTCTTCAACACGCTACTAGCCAAGACCTATGACGGTCAGATGTTAATTTCGCGTCCGACCTACGAGCAGTTGCAGAGCCATATCTTCGCACAGACTACCGAAGAAAAGATTATGAACGCGGGCCTACAATACTCGCAGCCGTTCCTGTGGGGTATTAAGCCGTTCCTCAAGGAACACGTGAACAAGCCATACATACTGCGTATACCACCACCACCACCCGCCCCAAAGAAGCTAGTTATCAAGAAGAAACGCAGGTTCATCCTCAAGAAATAGCCTGCAATCGATTGTAGCTTGTGCCAAAAAAAGTTGTGGAGTATAGTTGCTGCTAATCCAAAAGGAGTTAGCAGATATGGCGCGCAGGCTTGTCCGCAAAATCAATACGCCTTCCACTACCAAAGCGGCGGCAAACAGCAAGAAAAGCGGCACGGGGATTGTTGAAGGCGGAATCCCCGGCCAGTCCGAGGTGGGCTATACTTCCGCCCTTTCCGGCCTCACCAGCATGGAAAACATGAAGAAAGGCATCTACGGCCTTTTCCATGATGACTTCAACCTTCTCGGTTACGACAACGTTGACGGCAACTCGCTAGGTATCGACGTGTTCCGGTCCAACGCCATGCGGATCGTTGTTCCACTGTTCCCTTACCGTGACCTGATCAAGATTTACAACGCTTCGACCATTCTGCGCCAATGTGTCGATTCCTATGTGACCAACATCGAGAGCTACGGCCTGCGTCTCGAATACTGCGGGCCGGATGGACAAGAGATGGGCCGCGCGGCACAGAACGAACGCCAGCGCATCATGCGGCTACTCGGAACCATCACGACAGATGGCCGCACCCTGCGAAAACACCGTGAGGAAAGCCGCATCGACAAGGAAGTGCTCGGCGCACGTTGCTTTGAAGTAATCGAGGATGCGGCTGGCCGTGTAGTCAGCTTCGAGCACGTTCCCATGATCACGATGCGGATGACCATGAAGGACCGCGAAGCGACCGAGGTAACCATGTTCGACCCGGTGCTTCGTCAAAAGGTGACGTTCACCCGGCGTTTCCGTCGCTTCATACAGATCGATGAATACGGGCGGCGCACATGGTTCAAGGAATTTGGCGACCCTCGCATCATTGATCCCACCAGCGGAGTAGTCAACGAAGACCTGACCATTGAGGAAGAAGCCACGTCCATTTTCTACGATGGACACTACTCTCCCGGCATTCCGGTTGGCGTTCCACGCTGGGCGGGCGCAATCCCGGCCCTTCTCGGTGCGCGGGAAGCAGAAATGGTCAACCTTGGCTTCTTCCGCGACAACGCAATCCCGGCAATGGCCGTGCTCGTCTCCGGGGGCGCGCTTACCGAAGAAAGCTACGACAAGATTGAGCAATATATCCTTGGCGTGCGCGGGCAAGCCTCCATGAACAGGATCGTGGTGCTCGAAGCGACTTCCGAGGGTGCCGATGCCGCTGCAATCGATGGATCACTGCCAGCCCCCAAGGTTGACATTAAGCCGATGCTGTCTGAACGCCAACATGAGGGACTGTTTCAAAACTATGTCGGCGATGCAGAACGCAAGGGCCGGTCATCCTTCCGACTTCCGCCGATCTACATTGGCAGCGCATCCGAGTATAACCGCGCATCGGCCTTCGCATCAATGCTGACCGCTGACCAGCAGATTTTCATTCCCGAACGTATTGCATGGGATGAAATGTTCGATCAGCTTGTGTTGGCAAGCCACAACTTCCGCTTCTGGCGTTTGCGGTCGGCAGGCCCCGGCCTGTCGGACCCTGCCGAAGTCTCCCGCCTTGTTGCCACCCTTGGCGCGGAAGGGGCCATTACCCCGAACATCGCTATCAAGATTGCCAACCGTTATCTTGACGCGGACATTCAGCCCATCGAGGAAGAATGGGGCGACGTGCCGTTCCAAAGCAGTATGACGGCAATCATGGCGGGCGGTCAAGTCCCCGGCCTTACCGATATTGTGCAGCAACTAACCGATGTGATGCCGCAAGAGACAGAGGTCACGCCTCCCGGCTCGGAAGAAGATGGTGTTTCCCCGGTTACGAAAATGTTGCGTAGACTGAGCGAAGCCGCTATGCTAAAGATGGCTGAACAGATTGAAGCAAAGCGGCTGCAATCGATTGCAAGTGATTCGGAGGTCATCGATGGTTAAGACAATTCGCGAATTGCTGCGTCACGCCCCCAGCATTGTCAAGGCTACCGCGCATTACAAGATCGAAAAGGTTCTGCGGGATGAACAGATCGTTCTTGGTGAGGTCTATGCCCCCGATGTGATAGACGCCCACGGTCACTTCATGACTGCGAGTGAACTGCGCAAGACGGCGCACCGCTTCATGGCCGATGGGCTTCTCACCAGTATCGATGTGCAGCACGACAACGAACTCGTGGATGCGGTCATCGTTGAAAGCTTCATCGCCCGCAAAGGTGATCCCGATTTCCGCGAAGGTTCATGGGTTGCGGCGACCAAGATCAACGACAAAGACGTATGGAAACAGGTCAAGGACGGGAAGCTCAACGGATACAGCTTCGAGATTATGACCTACCGGGAAAAGGCCGATGTTACCATTGAATACGCTTCGTGGTATTATGGCTTTACGGAACCTGATTCCTATGATAAACATGTTCATCCATTTCTAGTCCGTATGGACAACAACGGTGAAATTCAGTGGGGCAAGACCGGCCTCGGCTCTGATGGTTCCCCGGCTCATACCA